ATCCTGGCTGTGGAGACAACTAGGCGCACATTCCATGCAAGTAAGTATTAGTCAAGAGCACTTGGCGTCCTGAACAGGAGGCTGCAGCGGCGCAGGCTCGAACGCGTTGACTAGTAACTTTGCCGGATGGCCAGCACATGTTCACAGCATGAAAAGCGCAAACATCACTGGCAAATCCGAATTGAGTGACTGTGGGTTTTGGAAGTGTTCCACAGAGCCAATCAATCCAAACGGACCTTGACCAGTTTTTGTGATAGTCTGATATCCTGGGTGCTTCACAGGCATCAAAGAGAGCACAAACTCCGGCCAAGTCCCGTTCCCTTATCTTGGAACGTAACAGGGGTGTGTGGTAGATAGGGTCCATGACAAACTTAGGTCTGTCCGGGACACCGCTGACCCCCACACAGGTCAGAGGTCCGAGAAGGTCTGCTTTCTCGAGTTTTTGTTTTGGGAGCTCTTTCCCCTTCTTGAGCTGAAGAGCGCCGACAAGAGTGTCAACGCAATCCAAAGGCTTAGCTTCTATTTTAAGTATTTGGCATATTTGCTTCCCGAATGCAATGGCGGATAGCCGGGAGTCAGTACTTAGATCGGCCGCCTCGGTCTTGTATGAACCGGCCTCGTACTCATTCTTTTTTAATCCCATCTCGTGTTCGGTACACCTGATCAGATCCCCACCAGCGTACGGCATCAACCCAGCTCCCCCCAAGGCTGTGGGGGTAGCGAACCAACTCCTAATGAGAGAGTGGTCCACCGAGCCAAAGTAGCCGGCCAGGTCATTCAGACAGTGTTTGAGACTTGCGGACACATTGCCACTCCTACTAGCCAGAGAAGACCATGAGTCAGCGATGGATCTGGCATTCATCATACCGTTGCTCCACCTCTGAGCATACAACATTGAGGGAATGGATCTGGCAATATAACCGTATCTGAATGGTCTGCTATTGTTATGATCCCACCCAAACACGTTGCGGAGAAACTCACCCTCACTCGTTGATATCCAGAACTTTGACGGGTGTACATCCAGAGTCTTCTGGTATTCAGAAGCAATCTTGCAGTTTTCCAGATACCCACCACCCACTTTGATAACGTCATCGCCCTGAAAGCAGGTCGTTTCCCGAGTCAACTTAGGTGGAAAACCAGCCCTCTTACACAGTGCCATCCACTCTGTCCCATTGAGCAGTGTATCAATCGCAGCGGTTATGAACCATCCAGACAATATCCCGTGTGTCACAGGCCCCGTCCATGTCTTCCCCTTTGCCTTGAAGGTGATAGTACCCCCGTCACGTAACTGTGCCAACATGATGACGGAAACTTGTTCCTGAGCGGCACTCCATCCATCCATCAGACGTGCTTTCTGCACGAGATAGGCCACTAGCCGGTACACCTCTTCAGCCATTGGCACGTGATCGAAGCCTGACTGGTCCAAGGGCATCGCAACGTTTCTCCCGGACCTGAGCTTCGCACACCACTTAGTCCAGTCTTCTAGTGATAGCCCCCTCGATAAAGATGTGGGGAAAATACTCTCGATAGCCTTGGCAAGACCAGGGAAAACAAAAGCCATCTTGAGCCAAATCGCATCTCCAGCAGCGACCGTGCCTCGGTTCTTCTTTCGTTCTGACTTGACATACACACTGTATTCCAGTGGGCTGGAGTCGAGTAGAAGATTCTTAATACCCTCCTCCCCCATTTTGATCAACATGGAGACTTTGGTGTTCCTTGTGTCCTGTAAACCTTTGCTGCTTGACGCCCCATTCGCTATCCACTCACTTGGCCTTGAGAGAAACTCGCTCACTGTCCATCCTTTGGACTTCCTAAAATGTAGATCCATCGTTTCCAGGATTGAGATCCCCTCGCTGATCATTGCCCTACGATCATCCCACTGGGGCACATCTTTCTTATCGGGCGCGGTCCATTTCTTGACATCTTCGACTATGTCTTCGAAAACACCCTCCTGGGAAATGGAAGATGCACCAAACCATGTGTCTGAACCGACCCAAACTTTCCAACTCCTACCCCTTGGCAGTAAGTCGTGATACTTAAAATAAGCTTCGC